CCAGATAATGCAGCTGCTGCACCAGGCGCTGCTACTAAATCATCATTTGCAGATAATTCAAATAAACCACCCTCTTTAGTTGATACTACAGTTTTACCATCTGCCGGTGACATTACATCTCCCGCCTTACTTAAAGATGATGCTAAATATCCAAGTATACCACCAATTGCCAATAAACCTAATGGTCCCATCCAGGCATTTCCAGCAAAAATAGATGCAATTGCACTTTGTTCTTTTATACCTGCCTCTGTAGCAGCTGCTCCTATTCTAGCGGGTGCACCTGCTAATTCTACACCAGATGCAACTACTCCAGCTTCTTTTGCAGCAGTTTTACTTACCTCAGCACCTACTGCGGTTGTATTTAATGCTGCTTGACTTTCTGATAATAATAATTGTTCATATTGAGCTTTCAATATTGCACTTTGCATCGTTGCCTCCAACGCTTTTGCAGCTGCTGCTTTTTGTACGGATTGATAATAAAAATATGCACCAACTCCAAGAGCACCCATAAGTCCGTAAAGTACAGCAGAGTTTTGTGCTATAAATTCAAATACATTTGCCAATAGTTGCATTGGTTTTAATAATAAACCACCAATTTGAGTACCAATTGCTTTCAATCCATTACTCATTTGGTCTTGAGATGATTGTATTTGTGTATTTAATGCAAATTCCTCTGTCTTTTGCTTTAATTGTTCTTCATTTAATTGAGTTATATCCAATCCTGCGTTTATAGCAGCTGTAGCTTTAGCTTTTTCATCATCACTAAGATTTGCTAATTTTTCTCTAATTGATAATTGCTTATTAATTTCTTCAACAGTCATATTAGATGCCTTAGCTAAAGCCTCTTGAGTGAATACACTTTGTTTTGTGAAATCACCACTTCTCTGAATTTGTTTTAATACTTCGTCTTGCGCTTCAACCATTTTACCTGCTGCGGCTAAACCTCTTGCTTGTGATAAATTAAATTGTCCACCAACAAAAGTTGCTGCTACTAATTCATCTCCAATATTTTCTTCAAAATTTAATAAGCCTTTAGCAGTCTTTTCAACATCTTCAAGTTCTTGTCCTAATTGATGTGCTTTTATTACTTGTTGTTTAAGTAAATTAACATCACCATGAAAATACTTTGATGTAATTCCAGCACTTTTTGAAATATCCTCCAATACTTCTTTAGGAGAAACACCAGCCATCTCTGCCATACTAGCTACTTGTAATCCTACACTAGCTGCCGTTTCTTGTGATAATCCAGATACTTGTTCAAATACCGATTGCACTTTAGCTGCCTCACTTTCGGATATACCTAAATTAGTTGTCATTATTGATAACGCTGCTACAGTACTTTCACTAAATTGAGCTATATCACTAAATTCATTCTTAAGTTGATTTGTTATTTCATATACCGTAGCAGCATGTACTCCCATCTTTCCATACTCTACTGCAATTACATGGGCTGAATGTTCTATTTCATATGTTTGCTTTTTTGTATATCCAGTATCCTCTCTAAATTTGCCCGCTGCTTTATCTAATTCTAAAAAATCTTCAACTGCAAGTCCTATTGCCGTAAATAATAATAATATAGGAGAACCTGCTATAAGTGCACCCATTAATTTTTTTGCTGCATGTCCTGCAGATGTTAATGATTCTGGTAATTCTCCGGCTAAATCACTTGTTTCTTCTTCAATTTCCTTTAAACGTTCTAATTGATGTTCTTTCTTTTCTGCTAATTCAAATGATTTTTCTGCTGCTATTCTTTCTTCTCCAGTTAAATCTTTTATTTTTGCTAACAATTGTACTCGTTCCATATCCACTTTCTTTATACCAAACATACTATTCAATTGTTCAATATAATCAGAATTTACTTGTAATTGTTCTTCACTTACCTTACCCATTGTTTCAAGACGAATATCACTTGCTTTCTTTTCTTCTTCGGATAAATTTATTTCATTTTTTTTACGTTCTACCATTAATGCATTAAGTGTACCATATACTCCTTTTTGTTGAGTATTTATTTGTAAAGCTTTTTGGAGTTGAGGACTCATTTTTGAAATGGATGTTGCATACTCATCAATCATATCATTAAGTTCCTTTTGATGAGCAGTTTCTTTTTCTTTTAATGCATTAATCTTAGCTTGTCTTTTTTCATTTTGGTCTAATGCTTTTTGTCTTTTTTTAGCTTCTTCTTCAGTTAATCCTAAAAGTATTTTAGTACTAGCTATTTTGTTTTCCATTTCTTGAGCTTCCCTACCACTAAGAACTGCGGCAGCTTTTATTTGCTCATTTAAGCGAGTTTGAAGTTCTCCTTGCTGTTTAAGCAATTCGTTTAATTCTCTACTATTTTTGGAATCTGCCATTAATTATTCTTTAAATGGATTATATATTTTTTGGTACTAATCCAATTTTAGCTAATTTATCATAAATTTCAGGATTTCTACTTTTGATATTATGTAATATAGGGCCAGTAGATGCATCAATTTTATCATAATCCGCTTGTAATTTTTTTAATATAGGGTCATTATCTACTATTTTTTGAATTTCATATGGAGTTTTTTTCTTTTTAAAAAATAATTCCCAAAATTCATTAATATTTCCCTCTGATAATTTGTATTTTTTCATATTGAATTTGTTTACTTATACGATAATAAATATCCTATAAACGAAAAAGTTAGGATTTGGAGAAATTATCTCTTTATCCTAACTTTTGATTGTCTTTGTGATGATTTTATTTGTTCATTCTCTTTTTTCTTAGAATCCACCAGTTTATTGTAGTAAAATAACCTTAATCGGGTTGGCATTTTGTATAGTTCCATCATAGTAAATCCATTACCATAATTAACCATATCAAAAATCTGCGAATGTAGATTTATACTATGATTGGTAGGAAGGCCAAAAAAACCCTACTCCTAATGAAATAGGCGCCTCCTCCACCTCACCATCTTCATGAGTATATTCAAATTTCATATTCATATCAGGTGACATACTCTTAATATGCTCTCTTAATGCTCTACTATCTTTAGCTAACATATTGTTTACAAATTTGTTAATAGTTGCTAAATCATTCTTACCATCAACTGATTTAATCATATATCTCAATCTAGTACTAATCTCAGATGATACATCTTTATTTATTTTTTTAAGAGCCTCTACATCTTTATCAATTAATCTTTCATCACCATGTGTTAATATCTTAAATGTTAATTTAGTACCACTTGGTGTTGTATAATCAAATTCATTTTTGTTTTTGAATATTGAAAAATCAACCTCTTTAGTTTGAATTGTAGATAAATCAAAATTTACATTAATAGTTTCACCTTTTTTAGATGAAAAGAATTGTAAATTATATTCTGCACCATATCCTAATAATCTAGTTGCTAAAAGGATAGCGTTTTTATCACCAATAATAATATCATCCGATTTTATACCATCTACTATAATAGATTCAAATAATGTATCAATTGCTAATCCTTTTTTAATAAGATTAGATGAAGAAAGAATATCTTCTTCCTTTGCAGTCATTAATTTAATTCTAATTTGCCCAGATGATAATGGATGTTCTGGTGGATATACTTTACCTTGAGATGGAAGGTCTAATACTTCCGTTGGAAAATCATATACTTTGTCTGTCATAACTTTACTTGTTTTAAGTTTGTATATATAAATACATAGTTTTTAAAAAATTAGAAAGCACAAAAAAGGGGATATTTTGGTATCCCCTGATTGTTTTTATTATTTTTAGATTAGTATTCTAAGATAGCGTAATCATAAGATAATGTTAAAGTGATAGTTGCTACTTCGTTTGAAGTGAAATCTAAATCACCAAAGTTAGCTTGAAGAATGAAAGCTCCTTTAAGTTTCCATTGTTCTATTTTATCGCCGACTGGTCCCAACATATAGATATCGATATCCTTTTTGTAGAAATCAGCGTATCCATCTCTACCAGTAATAGATTCATGTGATAATCTCACCCACTCCATTACCGCTTGTGCTCCAGATGGAACGATTGGGTCATAAAGAGTGATTTCTAAATCTTGCCACTCACCTTTACCTTTCAACTGTCTTTTAACGTTGATATGGTCTAAAGTTACTTTCTCAAAGTTAATTTGAGGTCTGTTACCAGCTTTTACTAAATATGATTGAATACCATCAATTTCCATGATGTATCTGTTCTTCATTTTAGGTTCGAAGTTCGTATAGAACATCTTATCAAATTCTAATATTTCTGCCATTTTTGTTCCTTTTATTTTATATTAATAAATATCTAATTCCTTTATTTTCAAATTATGCGTTGAAAGATGCTCCCGTTGGTAAGATGTTGAAATCAATTACGATGAATTCAGCCGTCTTTGCCGGTTGTAAGAACACTTGTCCTGCTAATACATTTCTATCGATTACATCCGGTGTGTTGTTAGTTTCATCCATTACAACTTTGAATGCGTATAAACCTTGTCTTTGTTGGATAGCCTCTAAATAAGGGTTTACAGTGTTTAAGAAACGAGTTCTAGTTGTAGATGTATTTTGTTCGAACACTAAATAACGAGATGTTGAAGCGATGAACTTCTTCATTGTGATAAGTAATCTTCTTACATTGATTCTATCTAATGCTGAAGCCTTATCTTGCAATGTCTTCTGTCCGAATGCTACAATACCTTGTCCAGGGAATGCTGCGATTGGGTTTACTTTGTTCTCATATAGAGTGTCTCTCTCTGCATGTGTTAATCTATTCAATACACTAACTGCTCCAGTGATACCACCTCTATTCAAACCAGCCGGTGCGAACCACTCTGCCGCCAATCTATCATTACTTGCGTAAACCGCTGGTAATAATACGGATGGAGGAACGATTGTTAATTTGTTTGTATTTGTATCAATTGTTTTAATCCAAGGATAGTAAGTACCAACATAATTTGAATCTACTCCTTGTGCTTTTTCAGTTACATCTGCAATTGTTGCATCATAATCAGAAAATTCAGCTATGTAGAATGCATCTTGTCTATCTTCAACCATATCAATAACTGCTTGAACAGCTGCTGGATGGCTTTGATAGTTTAGACCCGGTGTTACCACCATATTGATATCCCACTCATCAGGATTAGAAATTGCGTTAATTGCTTTTGTATATGCTGCTGAACCAGATGCTGCTGAAGTTGAACAATTGAATCCTTGCTGATTTGCATTGTTCCAATTTGCATCACCAGCTTTAGCTATTGGTGTGATTGGGTTAGTACCATCAAAACCTTGTTGGAATGCTAATACAAATTGTCTCTTAACCATATCAACTGCTTTTGAACCAGTCATTTGGTATGATAATTGAGAATCAAATCCGAAAACAACGTTTGAACCTGATACTGCTTCATTAGGAATTGGTTTTAAGTATTGAGCGTTATCAATTGATACACCCTCACCTTCAAAATCAAATCCACTATAATAGATTGGAGAACCAGCTGTGTTAGCTGCTGAACCTGTTTGATATACAACTGCAGGTACTTTAGTTACATCACCAGCTGCTGTTTCAATTGGATTTATATATGCGGCATGTCCGAATGGTGCTGCTGATATAGGATATGAACCAGCTATTGCTACGTCAACTCTTACATATTTTGATTTGTTAGCGTAATCACCATTTTGTGTGATTTTACCAGCAGCATCAATTGTAATATAAGAATCACCCATTCTTCTAGCTATAAAGTTTGGAGAAGCAGGGTCTAAGTTTACATTGTTAAATGTTTCAACAACACTCTTTCTCTTATCAATATCAGAATAACTTCTAATAGTTACAGTAAAAGTTGAATAATCAGTACCGCCATCTTCACCAGCTGCCTTTACATTAGAAATACCAACTTTAAATTTAGTATTATAATTTGCACCATCACCTAAAGTTACAAATTTGAAAAGGTCATATCTTACACCACTAATCAATTGAGAGGTAACCATTGGAGTTTGTGCAGGTTGTGCATCAAATGTATAAACCTGTGTAGGTAATACAATACTAGATATACTAGCGGTTGGTAAACTATTTGCTGCATTTTCAAAGTAAACATAAGTGTATGCTTCTTTTGGTCCAAGTGGAGATTCACCAAATACATCTGATAAATCATTTGTAGCTGATGTTACTGTTGATGCTGATACATTCGTTGCACTACCGGTTGCTCCAGTAATTACAAATGAACCAGATGTACCAGTTGCACTTCCTCCAGTAAAACCATAGTTTTGGAATCCGTTTGAAGTTGAGTATAATACACCAGCTATTTTACCGCCAGCAACTATTGCCAATGGTGCTGCTTGGTAGTATCCTCCGATACCTGCAACTCTTACGATAGTAGCTTGTCCAGCTTCTCTTAAATAATTTTGTACTGCGTATTCAGTATAATATGTTCCGTCTACTTTACCGAACTTTTCCTCAAATTCTGATTGAGTTGTTACGATTGTAGGTACAAATGCAGGTCCTTCTTTTAGAGGTCCTATAAATGCTGCTCCGATTTCACCGATTCCTTGAGAAAGGAATGATAAATCGTTTTCTCTAGTAAATACACCAGGGGATACAATTCTTTCTGCCATGTTATTTCTCCGATTATTATGTTTTAAAATGCTAATATTGAGTATGTACAATATTACCTATATAAATATAAAGAAAATGTCCAAAACATAATTTATTTTATTAAACTATACTTTGGACATTCAAAATAATATATTTTTGGTATATTATACAGGAGGTGCATCAGGTATATTACTACCAGATGCGTCAGACCAAGGAAAATTCTTAGGTCCAACTTCTTGCTTTTCCCATTTTATAGTATCGATATGCTTAGTTAATTGCTCATTTACATGCTGCCAATAATGAGGATGTGGTGAATCTGAACCACTTACATATGATTTAACCCAACCCAATATTAGGTCTTCAGATAAATCTTTGTAATCAATGAATCCATCATGATTTAAATCTTGCACTTCAAAAGGAGTTCCTCCTGTAAATGTAGCTGTATATCCTTCTTCATCGGTAGCTTCAACTTTCCAATTCGTACCAACGATAACATCCGCTAAATCAGATGTATTTTGTTTTCTAAGTCCTGTTAATGACCATTTGTATTCGAATGCCATAGTTTTGTTATTTTATATAAATATATTAGTTTTTATTTTTCAACTCTCTAATCTCAGCTCTTGCCTCATCCAACTCAGCTTTTAGTTCTTTAACTGCCTCAACTAATAATGCTGTAATCTTATCGTATTTGATAGTTTTATACATTGGAGACATTTCAGGAACAAAATCAACCGCATCCATTGCGTTTTTAGAATCTTGGTGAGTAAGTTGAGTTTGGTATTCCGTTGTTAATAATGGTTCAACTGCCTCAACCTCTTGTGCAATCAATCCAATATCTCTAGTTCCAGCACGCTTACTATTAATATTTACTTTTTCATCATTCCAATCATAAGTAACTCCTCTAAGCTTTTGGATTTTTTCTAAAGCGTTAGGAATTGTTTCTATATTTTCTTTAAGTCTAATATCAGAATAATATGCAATTACGTTACCACTTGCTCTCAAATCACCACTAATATACAATCCCCAATCAGTAGTATATGCTCTCCAACCAGCTGCGTATGCTAAATAAACGTTACCATTACAATATGCTAAGAAAGACCAACCATATGAAGGATGCCAGAATCCACAAGGTGCACCAGCACCAGCAGTATGTATCATCAATGCCATACTACCATCAACTCTCCATCCAGAATATCCATTATTAGAACCACCCATATACCAAGATGTATAATCTCCAGTATAACGGTCTAAGTATTTAGAACTATCGTATCTATTATACATAACACCAGAATACATTCTATTATAGAAATATGCAATTGGATTACCATTCTCACCACTCATGTAAGTGAATGTGTTATCACCAGTTGAGTTATCCATCAATCTCAAATACGAATAAGTGTTATTGTTATTCGCATCAACTCTCAATGTAATATCATTAAATGAGTTTAATGAAACTGAATCGGTGAATGAACCATTATAATCCGTAGATGCATATCCGTGATTTGGATAAGTATCATATGTTGCGTTCCAGTCAAAGGATACATATGCTAATCTACTAATATATGAACTATACGAACCATATGTTCCCCAAATAGAATATTCACTACCTACTCTGAATGAACCTTGTGCTCTAATATATGCATCACAATAAATGTTCTTACCATTATATGTTCTTAACCATGTAGAATCCTGCATAAACCAACCACCACCATATGATTCATTATACCAACCAGTAGCATTATAACTTCTAAACCAGTTATAAGAATAGATTGTGTTGGCCATTGTCAATGTATTCATATACGATGAACCATTCATATCAATATAATATCCACCATTATCTCTATCCACAATATATGGAACAAATAGAGTATTACTAATTCTTATATTAGTATCACCTCTACCAATACTCATAATTTCATTACTATTAACTCCGGGAGAGTCTGCAAAAAATCTAGTACCACCATACGCAGGGTTTCCACCTAATTCCAAACCGGTATGCCATCCCAACGAAAGTCTTGTATGGGTTGAATTTCCATTATTATATGGAGATTTAACATACATAAAATAGTATGGTTGGTTATCACCTCTTTGTCCAGAACTAATACCAGTCTGAGAGCCAACTGCTGATGGGTCAGTTGTACTATTTGCTAAATCAATATGTCTTGTATTACCAGTAGCACTTCCAATTCTGAATGCAAATGTTCCACCATAATCATAGTAGTAATTTGAGTTTACAGAACTTCGTGAGATTAAAGTACTACTATTAGTAACGCCATTTGTATAGAAATCACCATTGTTTGTTAATGAACCTACGTTTGTACCAGTTGATGCATTACGGAATACCCATGCTCTACCAGATGTATCCATTACAAACCAAGTACCATATTGGTCCGATTGGTAACCATGCGTACCAAATCCAATGTTTGCTCCGTATTTAAACATTATCATTGAAGTAGTAGCGTTACCAGTACTCCATAATGTTATAGAACCATAGTAAGATGAGTTATTACCATTAGCGTTATACCAACCAGAACCATTTACCGTAAGATTGTTTATACTTCCTACATCACTACCACCAGCACTAATACCACCATACAACCAGTTATAACCAGCTGAGTAAATACCAGATGGATGCCAAGATGCTGCCCCAGTACCACCTACGTTTCCATTACCTTGTAATGAATATGCTCTAACTGCATTTAGGTTAGAAGTACCATCAGTAATTAAATAATATGCACCATTTGAAGTACCATAATAAGTTGGTGCCTGCATACTATCTGCTGAATATTGTCTACCATATGTCCAAAATGAACCATTATAGTGCGATATTATTGCATTTACTTTACTATTAGTATTATATCCAACCCAACCAGGCATTGCCGGTCCAGATGATTGTCCAACAAATACAGTTTCTGCACCGACCATAGTGTATGCACCATAACTTTGTCCACTTTGTGAACCTTTGTTGAAATAAAATATACCCCAGCCTCTAGCATTTTCTTGGAATAACCAGTTGTTATATTCAGAACCATCGGATACTAAGAATGTACCACCATCATTATTCTGTCTAAAGTAACTTTCAGCTTGAATTACATTACCAATTGATGTACCATTACCATCCCACTTATAATATGCGTTATCATAATCATAGAATATAGGTGAACGAGTATCAACATATGAATATAATCTTCTATCCGAATCAATTCTAACCGCATGTTGTCCATTTATTGAAGTAAAATCTGATGTGTTATTAACATAGAAATCTAAGTAGCCGTTTGCATTGGTCCTACCTGCTACTATATAGTTTGCACCATTATTACCTAATTGTAAACCATACCAGTTAAGAGATGCATGATATATGTTTGAGTTATCAGTATATCTTGCTCTAAAATGATATCCACTATTTTTTGTAATTAAATCGTTATCAGCAACATTACCTCTTGCCGATACAGTTTGTAAAGTTTCAGAAGTTGCTAAACCAGTAATGTTTGTATTTATTGAGTTTTTTGGAACAGTTGTTATTATACTTAAACCAGTATAAGTTGCATCTGTAATAGCCCAACTTTCCAAATATCCTGAACCTTGGTCGTATATACATCTTACGTTAAATCTACCATAATAGATGTTGTTAGATAAGTGAATACATACTTTACCAGAACCATTTCTACCTATTCTTACAGTACCAGGATCCCAATCACCATTATTTATATATGAATGATTAGTCCAATTACCAGCATATGCGTACCAAACAATTTGTAAATTAATTGATTGTGCATTTCCATATGCATACCCCTCAATAATTACCGTTGGCATATTGAAAGTACCATAATCAATATTCGTAGTAATTAAATATCCGTTTCCAGTTGAATAGTTAAGTGCATTAAATGTAGATGTTAAACTATGATATGGAGTTGATACTTGATTAGTTCTTAATATATTTAAAACACTTGTACCATTTGTATTCAAGTAATAACTACTATTATTATTCATATACAAGTTACCATCACTCAGATTTTTTCTCAAATCCCAGCTTGCCCACGTACCATTTAAGAAACCATAGTTATTACTATTATCACCATATAATTGGAATTTGAAGCCACCAGAACTATTTTGTACTACGATACCACCATCACTATTTCCAGATGTTCTAATTCTAATATTTGCCGTATTAAATGCGTCAAATAAATGTGCTCCAATATATGCTGAACTTAAGTTAGCCTGTCCACCACTACTGATGTAATAAGTTACACCACCTACATAAAGGTTACCATCTACTCTAAAGTTATATGGAGTATAAGTACCATTAGTAAATGCATTAGATTGATTTAATCTTAAATAACTATCTGTTGTATCAAGTGCTTGTTTACCATTGCCAGATAGATAATTAGTAAAGAATTGATTACCTGCTCCATTTACTCTCCATACCCAACCACTACCATCATTAACCGCAAATCCATAAGAACCGCCGGATGATATAGTTGTATAAATACCATAATCAAATCCAGTCTTATCAACAAATAATCCCCAGTCTGCTCCACTTCTATCAGAAATAGTTACAACTGCATCAGTACCTCCAATTGAATATGGATTTGATGAGCGGTAGAATATTGCAGTACCATTATCTTGTCCACCAACTATTAAAGTTTTTAAGTTTGCATTATTACTTCCTAAATAATATGTTGTTGCTCCACCTAAATATATGTTACTATTAACTGTTAAGTTTCCACCAATTGTTGTATCTCTACTAATATATGCTCTATAATAATCGTAATCATAAACGGCTTGATGATATGGTTGGTTATATCCACTATATCCACCATAGTATGCAAGTGCAGCTACAGATCCAGCATTTCCACTACCACCTGTGTTATAGAATGATACCCTTATTCTATTGATAGCAGAATTAAATAAAGAATAGAATTTAGTAAAATTACCAGGCCAGCTACTCCAGTTGTGACTGAATGAGGTACTCCAACTGCTTCCCCCATTTGTTGATGTTTCTACTGTAATTGTAATATTTGCTCCATTGGTACTACCTACCACATGGAACATATCAAAGTTTTTATATCCTATACTAAATGTAAATCTTTGACCTCTACCGCCACCACTAGCATCAATATTAAATCCACCACCACCATATGAAGGTGAAGCTTTTTCTCCTAAGAATGTATTTCTAATTGAATCGGTAATAGTTTGTGATGTCCAAGATGAATTATTTGCCGATGTTTCATATGTTATTAAATCACCATGTCTTAAGTTAGACCAAACTGATGAATATGCAAATCCATTATATAAATAACCTCCACTAAAGCCACAATAAACCAAAGGTGAATTATTATTACCAAATGAAAGTACATTTCCAATTACAGTTCCAGTATTAGCAGTTAAATTACCTGCTAATGTTAATGAGTTTAAATACGATGTACCAGCGTTAATATAATATGTAGAACCACCACCAGTATAAATTGTACCTGCTGTTAAATTTCCACCAAACCAACCAGTTCCATTATTTAAATCTACATAGAATCTAGCAACACCACTACCAACAAAACCTAATCTATTAGAATCACCACTACCACCCAATAATCCACCAGCAGTAGTTTCAAAATATAAACCCCAGTTATTAGCTCCAGGTGTAATCCAGAAATTATTAGTATCGGTTACTTGTAAGAATGCATAGTTATAAACACCAGATGAATACATACCACCTGCTGCTACTAAGTTTCCAGCTAAACTTAAATTGTTTAAATAAGATGTGGTTGAATTAATATAATAAGTTGTTGCGTTACCCACATAATGAATTCCAGCAGTTATATTACCAGGAATAGTAAAGTTTCCACTACCATCTAATCTACCTATTTGAGTATATGATGCAAATCTATTTAATGTTGTACTTGCATCATTATAGAAAGTAAATCCACTATTAAATAATAAATAAGTTGATGTATCTGCTAATGGTGCTCTCCAGCTACCACCTGTTGTAGTATGTCTAACGTTGTATCCTAATCCACCATAAGAACCACCACTATAACCAGCTGCAATACCTCTACCTTCAGAACCACCACTACCTAAGTTTACGTTAAATGTACCAGTTCCATCATAAAAATTGGTTGCTGATACATTTGATGAGAACACAGCGTTTGTACCATTTAAAGTACCGGCTAATGTTAATGCGTTTAAGTTTGATGTACCATTATTAAGATAATAAGTTGTACCATTTATATTAATATTACCACCTAAAGGATTTAATGTTATTGGTTCTACTCCATTCGAACCACCTGTGTTATCGTATGATGCTTGAATCCATCCTGCAAATGGTGAAACGTTTTGTGTACCTAATTGTAATCTAACCAATGCGTTAGTTCCAGCTAATACTAAATGTGCATTATTTGTGCTATCCGCCGTTGTTGGTGCACTTACACCAGCTTTATATATTGTTGTATTACCAATTGCAGTTAAACCACCCATAACACTATTTCCAGAAACAGTCTTATTTCCAGTTACTGTTAATGTAGTACCATCAAATAATAAATTACTTTCAACAGTTGCATTTGGTGCAGTACCATTTAATGTTATTACACCATTATCAGTACCACCACTTAAAGATAATAATCCAGATGAACCCGATGTACCTCTTGATCCTGATGTACCACTACTTCCTGATGTACCGCTTGTACCGGATGTTCCAGATGAACCAGACGAACCCGATGAACCACTACTACCAGATGTACCAGATGTTCCCGATGTGCCAGACGTTCCCGATGTACCGGATGTACCTCTACTACCACTACTACCAGACGAACCACTTGCTCCAGTAGCACCACTACTTCCACTACTACCAGATGAACCACTACTTCCACTACTTCCAGATGTACCTCTTGTTCCGGATGTTCCCGATGAACCAGACGAACCACTACTTCCACTACTTCCACTACTTCCAGATGAACCAGATGTTCCCGATGAACCACTACTACCACTTAATCCAGATGAGCCAGATGTTCCACTACTTCCAGATGTACCTCTTGTTCCGGATGAACCACTACTACCACTACTTCCACTACTTCCAGATGTTCCTGATGAACCGCTTGTACCAGATGTTCCTGATGTACCAGATGAACCTTGTGCTCCAGATGAACCACTACTTCCAGATGAGCCAGATGTACCAGATGAACCACTACTTCCACTACTACCAGATGAACCAGATGTTCCCGATGTACCAGCTGAACCAGATGAACCTTGTGCTCCAGATGAACCCGATGAACCAGATGTTCCCGATGTACCAGCTGAACCCGATGAACCACTACTACCAGATGTTCCTGATGTACCAGATGTTCCCGATGTACCTGCAGAGCCCGATGAACCTATTACTCCATCTTTACCAGATGTACCACTTGTTCCAGATGTTCCCGATGTACCAGATGTTCCCGATGAACCAGCACTACCACTTAGACCACTTGTACCAGTCGCACCAGATAATCCACTTGTTCCCGATGAACCACTACTTCCAGATGAACCAGATGTTCCAGTTGAGCCGGTTGTTCCAGATGAACCACTACTACCAGATGAACCAGATGTTCCAGATAATCCCGATGTACCACTACTTCCACTTACTCCAGATGAACCACTTATACCAGATGTACCAGCTGTACCACTAACTCCAGATGTACCAGCTGTACCAGTAGAGCCGGATGAACCAGATGAACCAGATGTTCCCGATGAACCACTACTACCACTACGTCCACTACTACCAGATGAACCAGATGTACCACCACCACCAGTTAAACCACTACTTCCAGATGAACCAGATGTTCCAGATGTTCCTGATGACCCACTTATTCCACTTGTGCCAGATGTTCCAGCTGAACCACTTATTCCACTACTTCCAGATGAACCAGATGTTCCAGATGAACCATTTTTACCACTACTTCCATCTTTACCAGATGAACCACTACTTCCGGTTACCCCAGATGAACCACTTGTTCCGGTCAATCCAGATGAACCAGCTGAACCTCTTGTTCCACTACTTCCACTACTTCCCGATGTACCAGATGAACCATCTTTACCAGATGAACCACTACTACCACTTACTCCAGATGTTCCCGATGTACCAGTCAAACCAGATGTACCAGCAGAACCAGTACTTCCAGACGAACCACTACTACCACTTACTCCAGATGTTCCTGATGTACCACGTGTACCAGATGTTCCTGATGTACCACTTGTACCAGATGAACCAGATGTTCCGGATGAACCGCTTGTACCAGATGTTCCTGATGTTCCACTACTTCCAGATGTTCCAGCCGAACCCGTTGTACCAGCTGTACCAGTACTACCAGATGAACCACTACTTCCAGATGTTCCCGATGAACCACTACTACCAGATGTACCACTTACTCCTGAAGTACCAGATGTTCCTGATGTACCAGATGTACCAGATGTTGCGGCTGCAAATCTAGAACCTATTTGACCAGTTGCTGTATCAATTACTAATACTTGGTTTGATAGTGATGATGGAATACTATCCACATAAACACTACCACTTACAATTAAACTACCTGTTATTTTTACACTACCAGTTAATTGTTGTATATTTGTTACAGAATTACCAAATATGTTTGAGCCAGATGAATATACTACTGATGATGATACTATGTTTGTTACAATTTGATTTGAAACAATAGTACCAGCTACAGTTAAATTTTGTGTTATTATTTGAGAACCAGTAACAACTAAATTTCCATTTATATTTTCGTTACCAGTTATAGTTAAATTGCCAATTAAATTTTCACTACCACTTACATTTAAACTACCAGTTATGTTTTCAGTTCCATTAATAATAAGATTACCTGTTATAGTTTTATTACCTAATTGATTAAATGAACCAGTTAAAGTTTGACTACCACTTACTACTAAAGAACCAGTTATAATTGTATTTGTATTTATCTCCAATCCTTTATCGGGAGAAATTACTGCAAGTGCTGAACCTGATTTAATTTTATTTATATCACCAATTGAATCCGCATTTATATTTCTTAATTGAGAGCCATCTCCAACAAAATAAGAACCAGTCTCTACATATACACTACCAGTTACTCTTACGCTACCAGTAATTTGAGTACTACCACTTATTTGTACATTATTTTCATTTACTTTTACATAGATAGAACCACTTGCTATTTGAGTTACATTATATAACTTACTAGCATCTCCAGTAAACGAACCACTAAACGAACCACTAAATTGCGAACCACTAAATATAGATGCCGTTATTGAGTTTATTACATTTAACGATGTATTAACCGATACCGAAGATGTTGATACATTTACTTGGTCAACGCCATTTACCGTTACCGCTAATACACTTTGACTAATCTGATTAAACCCGTTAGGATTTTTGCCTAAAACATTCATCTATTTTATTACTTTTAACTAATTTCTAAAACCGAAACAATTACATCTGCCGATGCCGCTACCGAAGATTGTACCGAAATAAAATCTCCTGCACTCATTGCTATTTTTTGGTCACCTCCAACAAAGACTACACTTCCTCCAACAGGTATAGTAGTATTTCTAACTACATATACCGTCTTAGATTGTCCAGCACTTGTTAAAGTTGCACTAACATTAATATTATTATTAAGGTTAGTATTTGCAACACTCATCCCAATTACAGTTGTTGATGTAGCAGCTGGTGCTTGATATACAATTGTATTTGCCGTACCAATTGAACCACTTATACTATTTTTAAATGTATTTGCCATTTATTTTTATTTTTATCCTAATGCGATAGCATATGCTAAAGCTGTATCTAACACACTTACACCTTCTATTGTTACCGAGCCAGATAATACATTCACCGAGCCAGATAATATATTAGTAGAACCGGTTATATTTAATGGACCAATTATATTTCCAGAACCAGTAACAATTAAGCTTCCGCTAACTATTAATCTTTGACCAATTGTTAAATAATCAAAGGATGCTTGCTGAACATCTATGTCTCCTTTAAATGAACCTGTAAATGAGCCCGTAAACGAACCACTCAATGTAGCATACGCATTAACTGCTTGCGTTATTGAGCCTGAAAAAATGGGACTATTTATTTTCATTTATATCCGTAATTTTGTTATAGGTATAAATATAATAAATTTCCTTTTAAGGTTTTGTGGGCCAGCTTATGCCAAAAGGGTTACTTTGACTGGTAATATCTCTAAGATATTGTCTGTATGTTTTCCAGTCATTATTTGTAATTTGCGGAGAATCTGCTAATTGTGTCCAATCGGATTCTAAAAGTAATTGGTCTCTCAAATTTCTGATTTCTATCCATTTATTTTCTATACGAATATTAATTTCCGTTTCAGATGCGTTTGATTGATTCCAAACTTGATTATATGTACCATCTATTAATTCAGGAGTTCCTTCGGAAATATTTTTTGTATAATCGTTTGGTTTTACTGTTGGTTGAACACTAATCATATCCCATTCAAGTAAAACAGCATTAGTTAAATTTTCAGGAAAAGTTACATTTGAATTATCTAACTTTAATTGTTGAATTGTATATGGATATATTATAGTATCGTTTATAATTCTTAAATACATAATTATTTAAAATTTGAAGGTATTGATGCGAAATTTGATAAACCAGTACAATTTTTAAATGCACCCACTCCATATGGTTGAGGAACTCTAGTCCAAAGTGATGGTGCCGTACCAGACATACTATTTGTTGTTGTATTTTGAAAATATAAATTAGAAAAATCAGTTACAGCAGTATTATATGTAAATTGTAATGGTGATGTTAATAATTTGCATAATTTAAATGTACCAGCAAAACCAGATACATTTATATTAGTATCAAATAAATTCGATGGGTATGTTGCTAAAGAAAGACATGTACTAAATGCAGCACCAAAATCAGTAGCATTAACATTATTAGTAAACAACCCAGATGGTATACTTGTTATGGCTGTAAATGAAAAAATATCCGTAAAAGATAATGCTTGTGTTGAATTTGAAAATATTGTTGAAGGAATTGTTGTTATAGCAGTTGAACGCATAAAATTTGAAAATATCTCAACATCAGTCAATCCAATATAATCAGTTGGTAGAGTACTAATATTATTACAACCATAAAAATTGATAACTCTTAAACCAACAGTCCCCCATGCATCAACAGATGTAATCAAACTTTTTATTGCTGCTTTATTATCAACTGCAAATGATGGCATGAATCCAGTTATTTCTATTTGATATGTACCAGCTGATGTATATGTGTGTGCTCTATTAGTATCATTATATGCTGTTATACTATTTGAAGTAGCATCGCCCCAACTTACACTAAAGTTTGGAGTTAATCCATTATAATCATTCAATGGTAAAGTAAATAAACCACCAGCACCAACTGCTATTGTAAATTTGAAAGGTTCTGCCATTCCGCTAGGTATTAATCTTCTTGCTATTCCCATAACTTATTATATCATATTTTTTCCGGCTAAGAAACCATAATAGGTACTGCCTCCATCATAAGTATATATTACAATAATATCCGTACCAGATGTTGTTAGAGTTGGTTGTGCTCCACCAGCCCATTTAACACTAGTCCAAGCTATTGTATATCCACCACCATTTGTTAATGCTAGTGTAAATCCAAATGCTTTTCCAGCTGGTGGATTTGTTATTGTAACCGTTCCATTTGCGTTTACAGTTTTCTTAAAATTGTTTGCTGTACTTAAATCGATTGAGAATGTTGCTCCACCAGTTCCTAAATCGGAATATGTTTCTCTATATGTTGTTGGTGATACTGCTCCAGCTACTGTCAACAAGCTACCATCAAATGTTAAATTAGCTTCAACACTTGCATTTGGTTGTGCTCCATTTAATGTTAATATACCATTATCAGTTGTACCGGTTAAAGTTAAAAACCCAGATGTTCCAGATGTACCAGCAGAACCACCAGTACCAGATGTTACTCCATAGAATGATGTACCAGATGTACCAGATATTCCAGACGTTCCAGATGTTACTCCATAGAATGATGTACCAGACGTTCCACTTATTCCTGATGTTCCGCTTGTACCAAAATAAGTACCATCAGTTCCACTAATACCGCTTGTTCCAGATGAACCAGATGTTGATGCCACTCCACTAAGACCTGATGTACCAGATGTACCACTAACTCCCGATGTTCCTGATGAACCGAAATATGTACCATCTTTACCACTTACCCCAGACGTACCAGATGTTCCGGATGAACCCGATGTTGATTCTGCTCCACTAATACCACTTGTACCTGATGTTCCACTAACTCCAGATGTACCACTGCTACCAAAGAATGTTCCGTTTAAACCACTAACACCAGATGTTCCGGATGTACCACTGCTACCAGATGTTGCTCCAGCTCCACTAAGACCAGATGTACCTGATGTTCCACTAACTCCAGATGTACCACTGCTACCAAAGAATGTACCATCTTTACCAGATGAACCAGATGTTCCTGATGAACCAGATGTTGATTCTGCCCCACTAATACCTGATGTACCAGATGTACCACTAACTCCCGATGTTCCAGATGAGCCAAAGAATGTACCATCTTTACCAGACGTACCAGATGTTCCCGATGAACCAGATGTTGATTCAGCTCCACTAATACCCGATGTACCAGATGTTCCACTTACTCCCGATGTTCCAGATGAACCAAAGTATGTACCATCTTTACCAGATGTTCCAGATGTTCCAGATGTACCAGCCGTTCCACTTTCACCAGATGTTCCCGATGTACCAGATGTTCCGCTTGTACCAGATGTTCCGCTTGTACCAAAATAAGTACCATCCGTACCACTAATACCGCTTGTACCAGATGTACCGCTTGTACCAGCCGAACCATCAGTACCACTTATTCCAGATGTTCCGCTTGTACCAGATATTCCTGATGTTCCGCTTGTACCAAAATAAGTACCATCAGTTCCACTAATACCGCTTGTTCCAGATGTTCCCGATGAACCAGATGTACCACTTTCTCCAGATGTTCCCGATGTACCAGATGTTCCCGATGTTGCACTAGCACCACTAATACCGCTTGTTCCAGATGTTCCCGATGAACCAGATGTTCCACTTTCTCCGGATGTTCCGCTTGTACCAGATGTTCCTGATGTTGCACTAGCACCACTAATACCAGATGTTCCAGATGTACCAGATGTACCAGCAGAGCCACTTTCACCAGATGTTCCGCTTGTACCAGATGTACCAGATGAACCACTACTTCCAACAAAAGTACCATCTTTACCGCTTATTCCAGATGAACCAGATGTTCCACTTTCACCAGATGTACCAGATGAACCGCTACTTCCGCTTGTACCAGATATTCCTGAAGTTCCAGATGAACCACTTATTCCACTACTTCCAGATGTACCAGATGTACCAGCTGAACCATCAGTACCAGAGTATCCAGACGAACCAGATGTACCACTTTCACCAGATGTTCCCGATGAACCATTTTCTCCACTACTTCCAGATGTACCAGCTGTACCACTTATTCCAGATGTACCGGCTGACCCATCAGTACCACTTATTCCAGATGTTCCCGATGAACCATTTTCTCCACTACTTCCAGATGTACCAGATGTACCAGATGTACCAGCTGAACCAGATATTCCCGATGTACCACTACTACCGGATGTACCACTTTCTCCGGATGTTCCACTTGTACCAGATGAACCGCTTGTACCTCTAGTTCCAGATGTTCCCGATGAACCACTACTTCCACTTGTACCAGATGTTCCAGATGAACCCGATGAACCTGCCAATCCATCTAAACCGGATGAACCAGATGAACCATCAGTACCATTAAAATAATCTACTCCAAATTCAGGAGTATATCCAGGTATTCCATCAACACCAGATGTACCATTACATGCTCCAACTAAATTTATTGTTCCATATGGTGCATTTGCTAATACAACAGATTCTCCAATTGCACAAATTTCTACATTCGGGTCACCAGGGTTTATTGTTATTTGGTCTCCTGATGTAAAATCGCATCGTGTCCAATCAAATACTGCTGGATTATCAAAATCTTCATTAGATAAAAGATATGTTAAACAAGAAATACCACTACTACCAGATGAACCGTCAGTACCACTTTCACCAGATGTTCCACTTGTACCAGATGTACCACTTGTGCCAGATGTTCCCGATGTTCCATTTTCTCCACTACTACCAGATGTACCAGCTGAACCATCAGTACCACTACTTCCAGATGAACCAGATGTGCCAGATGTTCCATCACTACCACTACTTCCAGATGAACCAGATGTACCGCTTGTACCGCTTGTACCTGCTGAGCCATCCGTACCACTGCTACCACTACTTCCAGATGAACCTGATGAACCGCTTGTACCAGATGTGCCACTTGTACCAGCCGAACCATCCGTACCGCTTGAACCAGATGTTCCAGCCGAACCGTCAGTACCACTACTACCACTACTTCCAGACGAACCGCTACTACCAGATGTACCATCCGTTCCACTTAATCCAGATGAACCAGATGTTCCAGATGAACCACTTTTACCGGATGTACCACTACTACCAGACGTTCCCGATGAGCCACTTGTACCAGCTTTACCAGATGTTCCCGATGAACCGCTTGTACCATTCGTTCCACTCAATCCAGATGAACCAGATGTTCCACTCAATCCAGATGAACCCGATGAACCGGATGTTCCTGATGAACCAGATGTACCATCCGTACCACTTACTCCAGATGAACCAGATGTACCACTACTTCCACTACTTCCGCTTGTGCCAGATGTTCCATCTAAACCAGATGAACCACTACTTCCAGATGTACCATCACTACCGGTAGAACCAGACGTTCCACTACTACCAGATGTTCCCGATGTACCACTGCTACCAGATGTTCCCGAAGAACCAGATGTACCAGATGTACCTCTTGTTCCCGATGTACCGGATGAACCAGCTGAACCAGTTGAACCCGATGTTCCACTACTACCAGATGTTCCCGATGTACCACTCGTTCCAGATGACCCAGATGAACCAGCCGAACCGGTTGAACCAGATGTTCCACTACTACCACTACTTCCAGATGAACCACTACTTCCAGATGAACCAGATGTACCAGATGTTCCCGATGAACCAGATGTACCAGCTGAACCAGTTGTTCCCGATGAACCACTACTTCCAGATGTTCCGGATGAACCAGATGTTCCACTACTTCCAGATGAACCGCTTGTTCCAGACTCACCACTACTACCAGATGAACCTGCCGAACCATCAGTACCACTTATTCCAGATGTTCCGGATGTACCTGATGTACCACTTATTCCAGATGTTCCCGATGTACCAGATGTTCCCGATGTACCAGATGTGCCGGAACTTCCGGATGAACCATCATATCCCGATGTACCAGATGTTCCCGATGTACCAGATGTTCCTGATGTGCCGCTTGTACCAGATGTTCCACTACTTCCAGATGTACCAGATGTTCCACTACTTCCAGATGTACCAGATGTTCCCGATGAACCAGATGTTCCCGATGTACCACTACTTCCAGCTGAGCCCGTAGAACCAGATGTTCCCGATGTACCAGCAGAACCACTACTTCCGGATGTACCACTTGTTCCAGATGAACCACTACTACCAGATGAACCACTACTTCCAGATGAACCAGATGTACCAGATGTTCCTGATGTTCCACTACTTCCGCTTGAACCAGATGAACCATCACTACCAGATGAACCGCTTGAACCAGATGAACCAGATGTTCCCGATGTACCAGATGTTCCCGATGTACCAGCTGAGCCATCCGTACCACTACTTCCAGATGTACCATCACTACCAGATGTACCAGATGTACCGCTTGTACCAGCCGAACCGTCAGTACCACTACTTCCAGATGAACCAGATGTACCAGATGTTCCTGATGTTCCCGATGTACCAGATGTTCCCGATGTACCACTTGCTCCCGCTACGTCTCTAGCTTCTAATTGACGAGTTGTTGTATTCCAAGTTAATACATAAGATGACAAAGAGGATGTATATAAATTATTTACATAAACACTACCACTAGCACCAAAACTTCCTGTTACAACGAAGTTTGCGAACATAGTACTATCTAAGTACTTATTAATAAATGCTGTTGTATCTACGTTTGAAGCATTTGCTGCGAAAGCTGCGTATGATGCCGAAGTTGCAAATGATGCACTCAACACCGTCATTGAAGATGTTTGTGAATTTAATACAAAACTAGCCGTATCAACAAAACCACCACCACCACCGCCATTGGAAGCGAATGATGCTGATATCGCTTGATATGCTAAAGATGCTGTACCCACAAACATTGAAGCTGTTTGTGAATTTAATACAAATAATGTTGTATCAATACTTGCATTCAATGCGTAAGATGCAGTTGCTGCGTAAGATGAGCTTAATACACTCATTGATGCAGTTTGCGATGATAAAACGTAATTACCAGGTTGTAATGATGCTGATAATAATTGTTGTACGTTTTCATTTGTCAACCCAAGTAAAGTAGATGCCGTTCCTGCATTTTCAGCATATACTGCGTAAGATGCGGAATTAACAGTTCCTACTACTCTATTACCTTGAATCGTACCACTAATTACACTACCACCACTACCAATTACTACTTGTCCACTTTCAGTTCCACTAAATGTAATTTGTATAGTATTTGCATTAATTGATTCAATCGTTGCTGGAATAATTTGTTGTTGAGAACCAGTTTGATAAACCTGAACAACCGGATATAAAACTCCTAAATTATGAACAATTGTTAAAATATTTACATTACTAAATCCAACAGTTTCAACATCAGAATATTCAGGCTGAGGAATATAATATCCTCTAGCTTCATCATATCTTAAAATATCATATTCTGCAGATGCAGTTGGTCCACTTCCTCTAAATGTATATGTACCATTGAATGAACCAGTAAAATATGGAGAATATATAAATGAACTAGTAATTCCTTTATCAACATATAAGTTACCGTAAATACTTGCAGATGCATTTGTAACAAATCCATTATTAGGAGAAACAGATGCTGTAAATGATCCTGATTTTAATATTGATGTTTCAAATGCTAAGTTTGCAATATTAATATTTGTCAATCCACTTCCATCTCCTACATATGTAGAACCGGATGCTGCTACAAAATTTCCACCAGTTACATAAATACCACCGGTAATTGCTGCAAATATATTTGTTCTAAATCCATCAATAGGTGAAATAGATGCTGTTGCAGAACCAGAAACTAATTTATCTAACTTAAGGTCTGTTAATGCATTTGCAGGGATGTTAAACAATCCACCACCATCACCAAAATAAAGAGATGCTGATATTGTTGTATTAATATTCAAACCATTATTAGGTGAAATTATTGCTATAGCCGAACCAGAAATAATTTTATTTAATTCAAGATCTTGCAATGCTGCAGCTGGAATGTTAAATAATCCACCACCATCTCCTGCAAATAAGGATGCACTTATTGAACCACTAATTGCTACCGAACCAGTAAACTGAGAACCTACTGCCGAACCAGATGTTGCACCAGTTATAACTATAAATGTATCACCACTTTGTACAGATGCTGTTGCCGAACCACTAGCGATAAATGGTGCAGATGATGCTTGTACATTGGTTAATTGAGAACCATCTCCTATAAATGTAAATGCCTTAACACTACCACTTACATCAATTGAACCCGTAAACCTAGAACCAATAGCTGAACCAGTTGCTCCAGTTGTTACTACAAATGTATTACCACTTGTTACTGATGCAGTTGCCGAACCACTTGCTATTATAGGTGCTGCTGATGCTTGTACATTAGTAATAAACGTACCATCACCAAATAAATATTGAGTTGCTCTAATACTTCCACTAACTTCAATTGAACCAGTAAATTGAGAACCTACTTGAGATTGTGTAAATGGAGTTTGTACTCTAAATCCAAAATTAGGACTTACTGAAGCCGTTACACTACCACTTTCAATTTTTGGAGATGTTTGTGCAAATACATTTGTAATATATGTACCATCCCCAATAAGATAATCAGTTGCTCTAATGCTTCCACTAACTTCGATTGAACCAGTAAATTGAGAACCAAGTTGAGAACCAGTTTTTGCTGTTGTTACTATAAATTGGTCCCCACTTGTTACCGAACCAGTTGCAGAACCACTACCAATAAATGGAGCTACCGTTGCAGGAACATTTGTTAATTGTGAACCATCTCCTACAAAGAATGATGCAGATACACTACCTGTTACATAAACCGAACCGGTGAATTGAGAACCAACATCCAATGAATAAACTTTAAATCCGTTATTAGGAGATACAGATGCAGTTACACTACCAGATGCCATCTGATAAACATTTTCTGCTAATGCCGATAAAGGAATATCAAATAATCCCCTACCACTACCACTAAATGTTGAACCAGTATTTAAAAATACTCCACCACCAATTCCACCACTTACATATAGTGAACCAGTGAATTGTTGAAAGTTTGTTACATCATTTCCAAATATATTAGAACCAGACGAATAAATTATTGATGATGAAATTAAATTAGTAACTATTTGGTTTGCTATAATTTTACCATCAACATATAAATCATTATGTAAATGAGCATCTCCTATAATATCCAATGCTCCAGTTATATTTGTAGAACCACTTAAATTAATAGTTCCGTAGCTACCGCTATTAAGAGTATCAACATTTACATTACCCAATACATTTAAACCTTGTTGTAATGTGGTTGATGATGATACAATTAAACTACCTGTAATTGTTGCGTTTGAATTTACAATAAATCCAATATTAGGGTCTACTGATGCTGTTACTGAACCTGTTGCTATTTGGTAAACATTTTGTACTAGCGCAGATAATGGAATATCAAATAAATTTGCACCACTACCACTAAATGAACCACTAAATTCGTTTGCTATAACCGAATTAGTTACAGTCAATGAATTATTTATATTCACAGAGCCAGATACTCTAATACTTCCAGTAAATTCAGAACCATAATCTACTGATTCTATTCTAAATCCATAATCAGGACTTACAGAAGCTGTTACCGAACCACTTACTATTTTATTTGGAGAGAATGATAATGCCGATTCAGGAATATCAAATATAAATCTACCACTACCAGAATAAAAAGAACCAGATGATATTGAAATACTTCCACTTACATTTATACTTCCAGTAAATTGTGAACCACTTTCCAATGATTCTACTCTAAATCCAAAATCAGGAGATACCGATGCGCTTACACTAGCACTAGCGATTCTAGATGCATCTCCAGTAAATGATGAGAACGGAATATCAAATAATCCAGCACCACTACCAGTAAACATTGATGCCGATACATTACCTTCAAATTGTGCTTTAGTATTTACCAAAAATCCATTAATCGGAGATATTGATGCCGTTGCAGAACCACTTGCTATACGAATCGCATCTCCACTAAATGCAGAGAATGGAATATCAAATAAGTTTGCCCCACTACCACTAAATGTTGAACCAAATGTTATACTTACACTTCCAGTAACATTCACATCTCCAATTAATTCAATAGTAGCTGGTATTATATATTCTTCAACAACATTAATCGTGCCCTTCATCGATGAATGGAATTGGCAATTATAATATAAAGTTTCTGGTGCGTTACTTGGTACAGTAAATGTTATTGTTCCTACCTGTGTTCCATTTCCAGATACACCTGTATTATATGTACTACCTGTCCCCGTTACAGGTGCCGCTTTTATATAAAATGGGTGGCCACTTGCATTTATATTAAATGTATAAGTTACTCCTTTTACTAAAGTTAATGTGGGGTTCGAACCACTAATTGCATTACTAAAATTATATGCCGAAGCCCCATTATTTGTTACATCAAATACTTTATTAATATCGGATACATCCACTACATGACCGGATGATGATACTATCAAACTTCCAGATATTTTTGTAAAAGTATTTACTTCGAATCCTTTATTTGGAGAAATAGAAGCTGTTACACTTCCACTTGCTAATCTTAATGCATCCCCAGATAAAGCAGAGAATGGAATATTACTCAATCCTTCACCACTACCACTAAAATATCCAGACCCAGATGGTATTGTTACACTACCGGTTATTAAAATAGAACCAGTAAATACAGACCCACTATCGGTTGATATTACAATAAATCCAAAATTAGAATTTACTGAAGCTGTTACATTACCACTACCCAATCTAGTAGTTTCTGGTAAATTTGTTAATCCCGCACCACTACCACTAAATACAGATGCAGATATACCACTTTTAAATAATGTAGGACCTTCTACAAATAAACTTGAAGTTAATTCAGTTTTAGAACCAGTAATAATAACATTGCCATAAAACAAAGAACCACTTTCAGAAGCTCTTACTATAAATCCATTTTGTAATGATACAGATGCAGATACACTACCCGTTGCTATTAATGTTGGTATTGTTGCTGGGATATTTATTAATCCACTACCATCACCTTTAAATGCGCCACTAAATGAACCAGTATATGATGATGCTGTTACAAATCCTGCTATTAATTCCGTTTGTATTTGAACAGAACCAGTAAATTGTTGGATATTGGTATTGGTGTTTCCAAATATATTTGAACCAGTTGAATAAATTATCGATGATGATATAAATTGAACAGATATTTGTTTAGCGTATATATTATTTTCTACATAAAGGTTATTTCCTACATATGCATTATTTATTAAATTTAAATTACTTGCGGTTACACTACCATTTTCAACAAATAAATTTGTATTAACTTTTAATCCGGTATTTGGTATAAATGATGCTGTGAATGAGCCAGATTGTAATACATATGCCGATAATGCATTTACATTAGTTAATTGAGAACCATCTCCAATATGCGAACCACTAAATGATTGTCCAAAGAAATTAGAACCACTAAATATTGAACCATATACACTACCACTAAATTGAGAATATTGGCGAGTTATAATTAAAGTACTATCAAAGAAATTAGAAGCAGATGTTACAAGTAATGTACCACTAATAAATCCATTTCCATATGCACTTAACGAACCACTAATGCTAACACTACCACTAAACTGAGAACCACTTGCAGCAGATGTTACGACAAATCCAAAATTAGGACTTGCTGATGCGGTTACACTACCACTTGCAATTCTAAACACTTCGGTAGATAATGCTGAAAACGGAATATTAAATAACCCTTCTCCAGATCCAGAATAAAAAGAACCACTACTTAAAAATACACTACCACTAATTGATAAACTACCAGTAAATCTAGAACCAATTTGAGAGCCAGAGAATGGAGTTTTTACTACAAATCCATCATTAGAAACAGATGCGGTTACATCACCATTTGCTATTCTTAGAGCTTCCGTTGCTAATGCTGCTAATGGAATATTAAATAAAGATTCACCACTACCACTAAATACAGATGCAGATACGGATGATAAGAAATTACTAGAACTAACTACTAATAGAGAGCCAGTTATTCTTGTATCTACATTTATTTCAAATCCTTTATCAGGAGAAATTGATGCCGTTGCAGAACCGCTTGCAATTTTTGATATTTGTCCAGATATAGATGCAAATGGTATATTAAATAATCCCTCACCACTACCACTAAAGAATGAACCAGAAGATACTTGGATATTACCACTTACAAATAATGAACCCGTAAATTGAGAACCACTATCAATAGATTCTACTCTAAATCCAAAATCAGGAGTAACAGATGCTGTGATACTACCAGTTGCTATTCTAGATACTTCACTACTAAATGCAGATAACGGAATATTAAATAAACCATCACCACTACCACTAAATGAAGATGCTGATACAGTTGTATTTACAACTAAACCAAAATCAGGAGAAATAGATGCCGTTGCACTACCACTTGCTATACGTGCGGTAACATCGGCCGTTACTCCAGTTAATGCAGAACCATCTCCAACAAAGAAATTAGCTGTTACACTACCAGTAATAAATTGAGAACCAGTAAATATGTTTGAACCAGTTGTTGCAAATGTTGTAGATTCTAAACCATCTAATAAATTAGCGTTTTCAGCTTGAGATGCCGTGCCAAAGAAATTATTTGCAGTTACACTACCACTTACATTTATAGAACCAGTAAATTGAGAACCACTTTTTGCAGATGTTACAACAAATCCGTTATCAGGTGTTACCGAAGCGGTTACACTACCACTTGCTATTAATACAGCTGTTAAAGCTGGTATGTTAAATAATTTACTACCATCTCCAACAAAGAATGATGCCGTCACACTACCACTTACATTTATACTTCCACTTACACTTATACTTCCAGTAAATTGCGAACCACTTACTAATGATTCTACTTTAAATCCATAATCAGGATTAACAGATGCAGTTACATTACCACTTGATATTCTAATTGTATCTCCTGTTAAATTTGCGAATGGTATATCAAATATATATTTACCACTACCAGAGAAATAAGAACCACTACTTAAAAATACACTACCACTAAAAGTAGAACCATTTGCTACCGATGTTACTACAAATCCATTGTTTGGGTCAACCGATGCAGTTACACTACCACTTGCTATTTTAGTAATTATTGGTAAGTTTATTAATCTACTACCATCCCCTTGAAATGAACCAGAAAATGAACCACTAAATTGTGATGCTATAATTGATTGTGATACATTTAAACTACCACTAATACTTGAATTAACATTTACTTTAAATCCTTCCGATGGTGAAATTGATGCTGTTGCGGACCCACTAAATATTCTAGTCGAATCTATTGCTAAATTTGCAAGAGAAATATTGTTTAAATATCTACCATCTCCAATAAAATAAGAACCGCTTTGTACCAATACGCTACCACTAACCTTTACACTACCAGTAATCTGAGAACCACTATTAGCTGATTCTACTCTAAATCCATAATCGGGATTAACCGATGCCGTTACACTACCCGTTGCTATTTGAAAAGCCGTTTCGGCTGGTACATTAAATAAATTACTACCATCTCCAGTAAATGAACCACTAAAAGAAGATGCTGTTACATATCCGGCTATTAATTCCGTTTGTATTTGAACAGAACCAGTAAATTGTTGTATATTAGTATCGGTGTTTCCAAATATATTAGAACCAGACGAAAAAATTACAGACGATGAGATTAAATTAACAATAAGTTGGTCTGCAATTATTGATTGGGATACATAAAGATTTCCCAATATTGTAGTATCAACATTTATTTGCAATCCCAAATCAGGAGAAATAGATGCGGTTGCACTACCACTAGCAATTCTAGGAGATACGGTAGATTGTACATTTGTTAATTGAGAACCATCACCAATGAAAAAATCAGAAGTTATACTTCCACTTACAAATACACTACCAGTAAATTGAGAACCACTATCTACAGAAACTACCTGAAATCCATATTCAGGAGTTACAGATGCCGTTATTGAACCAGTTACTAATTTTGTGGATGATGGTAATTGAACAAATCCTCTATTTCCATCGGAATCTGAAACTAATATCGCTGGATTATCATAAAGCGATGCGCTGAACGATGGGACTCCAAAATTTGGTTCGGCCTGTGACAAATCCAAAAACTGATATCTGTCAGATGTTACATTTTTCGGGCTTACAACCCTTACCCTTCCTGTTAATAGATTACTAATTGCCATGCGTTACTTTCCAGCTTTGTTATAAATATAGAGAATCCCTTATAAATATCAATCAATGATATTATTGTTATTCATTTGCACTTTCTAACAAGGAAAGAACCACAGTTAATTCAGGTGAACCAGAAACAATAAATCCATAAGTTTCTTCTAATACTAATTTACCAGAAACAACAGGAGATAAAGAATCTGCTGGCGGAATTGATACGTTAGTAACCAATCTCACAGCTTCTTGTTCAACAAGTACAGGAGATTCAATTGTAGCTTTTATAACATCTACTAAAGAATTTACTACATATATAGATGCTGATATACCAGCAGTTGTGCCATTTGTAAATCCACTTAATACAGATTGTGTAACGCCACTTTGAAATAATAATGGTGAATCCAACGAACCTGTTGTTGATTCATTTTTTATAATTTGATTTGATAATACTTTTAAATAATCTAAAGCGAACAAAGATGCCGAATATTCAGTTGAATCAATTAAAGATACACCATTTTTATCAAAATATGCTTTAGCTGCTTTATTTGTTCTAATAGTTGTATTATTAACTATATCATACTTTATTGCATCCACATCATCTAAAGTATTTTGCTCAAAATAGGATGATATAAAAGTAAATGGAGTTTCCGATAAACTATTTTGATTATCAGTATATGCCGCTATTTCTTTTCTTAAAAATTGTCTATTTGAATTAAGTAATAAAGATGCACTAGCAAAACTACCACTAAAATCTAATAAAGATACGGAAGAACTTATAAAGGAACTTCCACTATATACATTACCAAATTCAGGTAAGGGTATTTCTTTATTTGATATTACAAATATAGTTACAGGTTGTGTTATCAAACTATTGTTTGTAATTTGACATGATAACACAATAGATGATACACCCGCCGGAGTTGCATATATTTCATCAGGTTCTCCAGTCAGGCCTGTTACTACTGACTGAAACCGATTTAAGGGTACAAAAACTTCTGCCATTTTTTTATTTTTTTATTTTCTTTTTTATATTTGTAGTGCCAATGAGAACGGAGTTACTAATGAGAATAGAGATTTACTAAATGTTCTACCCACAAGAGTACCAGTTG